TGGTGTGCCTTTACATTTGCTGTATGCAATGGAAAAAGCAACACATAACAATATCGAAGTGATGAATGCAACGTATGTTCAGCATACTTTGACGACTTACATTGAACGAATTGAAGCAGAACTGAATCGCAAGTTGTTACCAGGTGCAGACAATTTAGAAATACGTTTTGACATGACTGCTTTGATGCGTGCGGACATGGCAGGTCGTGCAGACTATTATAATCGGTTGTTTATGATTGCTGCAATTAGTCCGAATGAAATTAGAAAGTCTGAAGGCTTACCAACTTACACTGGTGGCGATGCTTATTACAGACCTTTGAATATGGATATTGTCGGACAGCAAAACACAATAAACAATGACTGATTACCCACAAGCAGCAAGTGACGAAGCGAAAAGAGCGTTGAAGCATAAAGAAGAAAATGGTTCTTCTTGTGGCACTTCAGTTGGTTGGAATCGTGCAAGGCAGTTAGCAAATCGTGAAGGATTGAGTGAACAAGATGTCAAGGACATTCACTCTTTTTTGAGTCGTGCAAAAGTGTACGACCAAACAAAATTCACAGACGAAAACGGTAAAGAAATTTGCGGTAGCATTATGTACGCTGCTTGGGGCGGTGATTCGATGGTGAAATGGGCAGCACGAAAAGCAGCAGAAATACAAGAAAATAAAAGTGATATGAATAAGAATATCGAAAAACGTGCAGCAACGATTGAAGCAGCACAAGAAACAGAGTCAAGAATGGTGACAGGTTATGCTGCAGTGTTTGATTCTGACAGTGAAGACTTAGGCGGATTCATTGAACAAATAGAACGTGGTGCATTCAAAGAAGCAATACAGACTTCTGATGTTCGTGCATTGTTCAATCACGACAATAATTTTATTTTAGCAAGGACAGCTTCAGGTACATTGAAACTGTACGAAGATGAAAGAGGCTTGAAATATGAATTTGAAGCACCGAACACTTCAATGGGTAACGACTTGCTTGAAATGATTAAGCGTGGTGATATTTCACAAAGTAGCTTCGGTTTCACTGTTGATGACGATGAATGGTCAAGCAAAGAAGGTATTGCGTTTCGTAAAATCAAGAAAGTGAAAAGACTGTACGATGTAAGTCCTGTCACTTTTCCTGCTTATCCTGAAGCGTCTGTTGCTGTCAGAAAACTTGAACAGTTAAAGCAAGAAGAACTACAACGTAGTGAAGAAAAAGAGCAGGTGAACACTGCGGAAATAGATATGAAATTAATAGAGGCGGCATTGAATTATCACGCCTAATTTTTATAAATCAAACAGAGGTATGAAAACTTTAAGAGAGTTAAAAACTGAAAAAGGGCGACTGTTTAATCAATTAAACGATGTTTACAATGTCGCAAAACAAGAATCAAGAAACTTGTCATCTGATGAATTGCAGAAAGCAGATAAGTTGATTGAAGCAATGAATGAAACTGACAGACAGATTCGCAACTTAGAAGCGTTTGCAGCTCGTAAGTCAGAATTTGAAAACACACCAGCTGTCGCAGAAGTGAAAACTTCAAAGCAGTCACGCAGTGATGTGTTCAATAAATACTTGCGTTATGGAATGCAGGAATTGAATCGTGAAGAAAGATACTTGTTGCGTGGTACGAATCCGCAGACGACTGCAGACAGTGCAGGTGGATATACTATTCCTGAAGGCTGGACAGGTGAATTAGATTGGGCAAAGCAATTTGTCGGTGAAGTTGAAAACGTTGCAAGAGTATTTTCAACAGCAACAGGTAATACATTGCCTATTCCAAAGGTGAATGATACAGCGGTTGATGCTGCATTACAAACAGAAGGTTCTGCAACGACTGTTGCTGATATGACTTTTGGCAATACTGATTTGTCTGCATATACTTACAGCACACTTGTGAAAGTGTCTAAGCAGTTGCTACAAGACGAAGAAGTCAATCTTATTGGATATTTGACTGAATTATTAGGTCAGCGTATTGCTCGTGCAACAAACGCAGCATTGACAACTGGTGACGGTTCTTCTAAGCCGAATGGTATCATTACGGCAGCAACAGTAGGTAAAACTGCAGCAAGTGCGACAGCAATTACGCACGAAGAATTGATTGACTTGTACTACTCTGTTGACCCTGCTTATCGTATGGGTACTTCTTGCTACTACATGATGAATGATGCAGTACACGCAGCAGTTCGCAAGTTAGGATTGACAGCAGCAGAAAACTTCAATCCGATTACGTTCAGTAATGACGGGACAATGTTCATCTTGGGCAAAGAAGTAAAAATCAACCAGGACATGGCTTCTGCGATTACCACAGGAAACAAAACAATCTTGTTTGGTGACTTTAGCGGTTATGCAGTACGTGTTGCAGGTGGTATCAACGTTCTAAGAATGGATGAAAGATATGCTGACGAATTAAACGTTGGTTTCATCGCGTACAAGCGTGTGGATGGTGACTTGATTAGTGCAGGTGCACCACTTAAAGTGTTACAGCAAGCATAGGGTGTTTCATAATATATATGGGTGATTAATGACACGAGTCGGCTTCGGTCGGCTCGTTTTTAAAACAAAATAATTATGAAAGTAACATTCAAAACAGGCGTAGCAGGTAACAATTTCGTTTATAGAAAAGGTGTAGAATACGATTTAGAAGCGAAGCAGGCGACACAATTTATTGAAGAAGGTCTTGCAGAGAAAGTAGAAGTGAAAGAAACTGCAACAAGCAAAACGAAAAGAACAACACGTAAAAGTGCGAAGTAATGCGAGAAAAGAAAACGTCATATAAAATAATCACACAGCCTTCTTCAGAACCTTTGACTTTAGAATATGTCAAGAACTTTCTAAAGTTAGACGGTATTTCTGCAGACGACACACTTGTTGAAGCGTTATTGACTGCTGCAAGACAGCGTTGTGAAGAATACTGCAATATCAAGTTTATTGATACTGTAATAGAGCAAGTATATGACGAATTTCCAAAAGGTCGCACACTTGAAAACTGTCTACACTTAACAGTCGGAAATGTTTCAAGCGTTGAATTTGTGAAGTATTACGATGAAAGCGGAACGCTACAGACTTGGTCAGATACAAGCTATGACGTTGACACATACGACAAAGCAGGTCGAATTTGTGTAACAACAGGCGAATCGTATCCTTCTTCTGACACGGATAGAATCAACAATGTTGTAGTTCGTTATACTTCAGGCTTCGGTATAAACGGTACAGATGTACCACAAGCAATCAAGCATGCAATTCTTTTGCAGGTTGGGTATATGTACAACAACAGAGAAGATAAAGTCAAAGGCTTATCTACTTTGTCAGAGTACTTGATGCAGCCATACAAAACGAACTTCGTATGATTGCAATCGGCTCTTTAAGATACAGAATAGTGCTGCAAACGTATTCAAGTACGGTATCAGCAGCAACAGGGCAGCAAATAAGAAGCTGGTCGGATAGTGAAACAGTGTGGGCAGATGTGAACTGGGCAAGTGGTACAGAGGCTGAAAAGAACGATGTAATTACACAGACACAAAGGGTTGAATTTACTTTGCGATACAGGTCGGCAATAAACGCAAATGATTATCGCATTAAGTTCGAAAATGAACTGTACGATATTGAAAGTGTAGAACAGGTAGATGCGTTTAGAACGTGGTTGAAATTGAGATGCAAAAAAAGAGATAATGTCTAAAGAGAAAGTAATATCAGATAAAGAACTTAATGAATTGCTTCGCAAATTAGAAGCAATCAAATATGTCTTTTCTGAAGAGGACTTTCAAAAAGTTATTTCTGAAGCAAGTGAAATTGCTCTTGAAGCAGCCAAAAGTGCTGCACCAAAAAGCAATAGAAAGCATTCAATAAAGTCGGTCGGTGGCGGTAATGAAATGGTGCGACCAGGCAATCTAAAGCGTTCTATTCAAATGTTTCAAGCCAAGAAACAAAAGGTCAAAACAGTGTTAGTTGGTCCTGTACTTAGCAAGAAAGCAAAGTTGAAATCAGTAAAGGGTGCGAAGCGATTGACCAGAAGAAACCGAGCATATTATGCTACAATCGTAATGGCAGGACACTCGATGGGTTCGGCAGTTATACCACCAAACAGATTCATAGAGAAAGCAAGAACGCAGTCTAAATCTGCAGTATTTTCTAAGTTAAAGGAAGGTGCAATTAAGTACGCAAAGAAAGAAATAAAAGATATATTCAAGTGAGAGCAGACATTGTCATATACAACTTATTAAAAGACGACCACACTATATTTCCGATGGTTGTGCCGCAAGCTGTTCAGGTTGCTGACGGTAATGTGTATTTGACATATAATATCATTGATAGTGAAGCAACAGTATCTAAGAATTCATTCAATGATTACGACAGATACATGTTTCAAATATCATTTTTCAGTAAAGACTTAAACGCTGCTGCATCGTCTGCAGAGCAAGTCAGAACGACACTTGATAGATACAAAGGAACGATTACAGTTGATGCAGTAGATTACAATGTGCAACTGATTAGATACGAATCACAAGAGTTTGTCGGTTATGACGAAGATTTAGAAGTTTACATGATTGCAGCGGATTACAACGTTATCATGACACAATAAAAAAATATAGAAATGGCAACAATATCTAAAATTACAAAGACGGCAAAAGGCAACGTCAGACTGTTAGATTCTTCTGATAATATCTTGCACCAAGTAAGCCGAAACAAAACGGTATATCTTGACCCTGCAGATTCAACAGCAATCTACATTGCAAACTTTTTGAACGAACACAGTTTCAATCCGAAACAAACAATTCGTTTGACGGCAAGTCAGGTTAGTTCTATCGGTGGTGTCGCATTTAGCGGAACTGCACAGGACTTAATCACTTCACTGGACGACTATTTTTTTGGGTAAGCCAGTCGGTGACTGGCATATTAGACGAATATCCTGGTGCAGCGGCAGCGTATTCGCTAAGGTTGCTCAATACGGATTATACTGGTGATTCGATTGTGGTTAGGCGTGCAAGTGACAATGCAACGCAAATTATTGGCTTTGTGGATGGTGAATTAGACACGGACACATTGAATACATTTTGCACGGGAACAAATGGGTTTGTGACAACGTGGTACGACCAAAGCGGAAATGGTTATGATGTAACTCAAACAACAGCATCAAGACAGCCTAAAATATTTGATAGTGCAAACGGAATTGTACTTGAAAACGGAAAACCTACAATTGAATTTGATGGTAGTAAAACTTTTACTACAACGGCAACAATTAGCAATGCGAGTGATTACTATATGTTCTATGTCAGAAATAAAACAGTTGCTGAAACGGGGTATCTTTTACATTCAGAAACGGGTCAATTAATTATCGAAGTTTTTGAATACGCAGCTTATTTAGACCCAGTTAATAGCATCGAAGGAACAGGAATACTGGAAGGTCATAAGTTGGTGCATTTTGAATTAAATTCAACAACAGGCGGGAAAGTTTATGAAAATAGCATAAACACACAAACAGGATTAAATTATTCACAAACAGCAATTTCCTCCAGAACAGCTATAGGCGGTATCTATGCTGGTGAAGGTGATTTTATAGGTAATATACAAGAATTAATTATTTATAATACAAACCAAAGCAGCAACCGTACAGGAATTGAAACAAATATCAATGACTTTTATTCAATTTATTAGATATGTATTACATCAGCACAAATCGTGAAGAATTAGAACTGTACGCGATGGTTGTCGAAAGTGGTGAAATGTATGATGGCATTTTCACTGTAAAATGGGCAAACATTATTGAACACAAAGACAAAGGCGTGTTTGCAATTATGAAGCACGATAAGTATCCTGCAACGATGGATGAAGTTCAAGACTTGACAGGATGGTTTGAAAGTGACTTGATATGACAAAAGATTTTACACTTGACGAATTCTTGCATTCAAGATTCTTCACAGCAGCAGGTGTTCAAGACAAAGTGATAGAAAGCTATCAACAAAACACAGCTGTTCAGGATAACATCAAAGTTCTTGCAGAGCAGTTGCAAATCATTCGTGACTATGTAGGTCAGCCTGTGACAATTAACATTGCTTACAGACCGTACTGGTGGGAAAAGATGCGAGGTCGAAACGGTAAAAGTCAGCATTGCTTAGGTAAAGCAGCAGACATTGTAGTGAAAGGAATGGGCACGAAAGAACTGCATAAAGCGATACTTGAATTAATAGAACAAGGTAAAATTGTCAATGGCGGTGTAGGACTATATAATACGTTTATTCATTACGATATTAGACCGTATCCTGCAAGATGGAAGCGGTAAATTCAAAACAAATAGATATGCAAACAGTATATGAAACAACAGCAGCAATCGGCAGACATTACGTATTCTTTGCCTTAGTGTTGATAGTTGTGAATAGCTTAGTCAAGTTCTTTCTTGATAAGCAAAATAAGAATGAAACACATCAAATAGTTGCAGTGTGTTCTGCAGTTTTGGTAGTCATTTTTTGGTATTTTGGAGTCGGATTCTGGAAGCTTATTTTAGTGACTTTTGCAACTTTTGGCTTCTTTGATTTTATAGGCAGATATGCTGAAAAGTACTTTTTGTGGACAGTCGTGAAAGTTGTTTTTGCTATTCAGTACCTGTTTGCACAGCTTAAAAAAGCAGTAATTTATCTAATCAGCAAAATCAAGAACAAATGAAAATAAGACTATTGCAACCGATTACAATCAACGGCTATCAATTTAAAGTCGGTCAGATATTAGACGTGCATATGAAAGCTGCACAGAAATACATCAAGAATGCCAATGCAGAGTCTGCAGACTTAGTCGCAGAACCTGTTGCTGAAGTGAAAGAAATTAAAGAAACTAAAAAGAAGAAAAGCGATGCATATCAAGTTCAAGAAAGCGTTCAAGATACGCAAGACAACAGTTAAGGTCGGTGAAGTCTTAGACGTTCACTGGAAAATAGCAATTGAATTAATCAAAGACGGCACAGCAGAGTTTCAACCTGCTAACGTCTAATTTTACATAAATCAAATAGTATAAAAAATGGCAGTTACAACCACAAAATTAGACGGTCAGGTACTTAAAGTTTACATTGATACCGTCTTGCTCGGTTACGTTACCGAACAGTCGTTTGACATTAGTGCAAACATGATTGAAACAAGCAACAAGGATTCAGGCAAGTTCGCAGAGTTCATTGCAGGTCGCACAACATCAACACTATCTGTTTCAGCGTTGCACCAATTTGATGCGACAGAAGGATACAAAGAAATGTTTGCGGACATTACAGCAGGAACTTCTGTAGATGTGGTCATCAGCAACGAAAACGCAGGTGATTATGAATGGTCAGCAACGTGCTTGATTTCTTCTTTGTCTATCAGTTTTCCAGACGACGACGTTGTCAGCTACGACTTGGAATTCCAAGTCACAGGTGAACCAACATACACAGTGATTGTATAAGAAGCGTAGTACTTTTTTCATAGTTATAGGGCGGTACAACACCGTACCGCTCTTTTTAAACCAAAATCAACATGATATTTACAAAGAAAGATTACATTGAAATTGACGATAAAAAGATACCTGTCAAGTTCAATATGAAAGTGTTTCATCAGTTCGCAACTGAAACAGATATACCTTTTTTCAAGTACTTAGAAACAGTGTCAAAAGGTGATATTCTAAATTCTAACACTACTGCATTGATATATCATGCGTTAGTTGAAGGACACAAGATTGAAGGCAAAGAGATGGAATTCACTCGTGAAGAAGTAGATTCAATAGACATTGAATATGTAATGCCTTTTATTGAAAAGTTGACTGCTGCAATTGAAAAGTTGGGAAACGGTCAACAGGCACAACTCAAGGCAGAGGCGAACAAGAAAAAGGCAAAGGCTTAGAAATAGACGACATTAGGGCAATCGCAGTTGCACAGTGTAAAATGTCTTTGACCGAGTATTACAGTTCAGAAATCGACGTTGTGCTGTCAATTATAGACAGTTTTTACGAGTTTGAAAACAACAAAGAACGGCAAGAATGGGAACGGGCAAGATTCATTGCTTATATGACCATCAAGCCACACGACATAAAGAAGAAGTTCAAGAAACCGTCTGACATTATACGCTTCGGATGGGAACAGCAAAAGATTGAAAACGACATAAAGGATTTGAAAACAAAAATGGAACTATCAAGAAAAAATGAACAGGCTTTGTACGATAAGCTAATGTGTTGATTTTCATTTTTGATTTTGGTTGTTAAGGTCGGTGTGAATCGACCTTTTTTAAAATATACGACATGGCAGCAGATATTAATATTAAGATAGGTGCACAGACAGATGAATTTGTCAAGAAATTAGGTGCTGTCGAAAAGAGGTTGCAACGTGCAGGTGCGAAAATGCAACGCACAGGTATGGGCTTGATGACTTCGCTAACTGCACCACTCGGTCTTATAGGTGGTGCAGCAATAAAGGCAGCAGGTGACTTCGAAGCTATGCAAAACGGCTTGACTGCAATAATGGGCGACGCTGGTCTTGCTGCTGCTGAATTAGATAAACTTGAAGAAGCTGCAAAGAATCCAGGTCTTGGGTTTTCACAAGCTGTGCAAGGGTCTGTACGTTTACAATCGATTGGTCTTGATGCTGAATTAGCTCGCAACAATATGCTGCAAATGGGTAATGCCATTGCACTTGTTGGCGGTGGTGCTGCTGAACTCGATAGGGCGACATTAGCAATGCAACAAATCGGTGCAAAAGGTAAAATATCAGCAGAAGAAATCAACCAGCTTAACGAGGTAATTCCGCAAATCCGTCAAGTGATGAATGAAGTCTTTGGTACTTCAGACGGTGAAGAACTTACCAAAATGGGTGTTGATGCGAACGCTTTTATTGAACAAATCACACAAGGTTTAGCAAAGTTACCACGTGCACAAGGTGGAATCAACAACGCAATAGAGAATGCAGGTATTGCAATGAATAAGTTCTTGATGACAATAGGGAACGAACTGAATGAAACATTCAATCTGCAAGAAAATGTTGATTTATTTTCGCAAAGGCTTGATGATATAGCAACCAAATTCAAAAACCTTGACGATAATACACAAAAGATAATAGTCACAATTGCAGGTGTCGTTGCTGCGGTAGGTCCTGCATTGTATATGTTCGGCAAGATGCAATCTCTGGCAGGTACATTAGTCGGTAATTACAAAGACTTAGTCAAGGGCTTAGGAACGTTAGCGGTAAAAACAGGAATAATGACAACCAGTCAAGTAGGGTTGAATACGGCAATGGCATTAAACCCTGTCGGCATTGTTGTTCTTGCTATTGCTGGGTTGGTTGCTCTTTTAGTCTTACTGTACAAGAAGAACGAAAAAGTCCGCAACTTGATGGACAACTTCTATAACAACGTATTGAAACCGCTTGGTAAGTTTTTAT